TGGAAGGAACCACGGAAGTTACCGCCACAGCATCAACTGCTGTTTCTGCACCCGCGGGAGAACAAGTCTGAGAGGTGCAACGACCCATCAAACGAGCAAACGTATTGTCCCCGAGGAACTGACCTTCAATTTGCCATGAAGCCGCTACAGGAGTAGCCGAAGACACGGTAAAGATCGGGATTGCAGTGGACGTGAATAGACCGTTACCGGCAGCCGCGGCGAAAGACGCGGTGTTGCCAGCATACAGCGCTACTTTGAACGGTGTGGCTGCCGAAG